TTGCTATCTCAGAAAAGAACTTGGGAATAATGATAATACGGCTTATAAAAATATGTCAACTTTGAAAAAATACGTCAGAGCTGCATATAAAGCGGGATATATGGATGAAAACCCTTTTGAGGACTGGAGTATAAAGAGAACGACGTCAACTTGCGTTTACTTATCCGAAGATGAATTACATAATCTCGTCAGTTTATATCATTCAGGAAGTCTTGAGTATAAATATCATAAAACATTGGAGTTTTTCTTGTTCATGTGCTTTAGCTCTTTACATGTCGGTGATGCCAGACGCTTACAGTTAGAGCAGTTTGCCGAAGATCATTTTATATATTTTAGAATGAAACTGAAGAATAGTAAGCCTGCTCCAATCCAAGTACCCATTTCAGAACCACTCAAATCACTGCTACGTAATATTGTTGGTATAAGAAAGAAAGGACCTGTATTTGAGCAAATGCCATCTGATCAGGCTATGAATATACATTTGAAAGAAATTGCAAAGATTGCAGAGATTGACAAGGTAATCACTCACAAAGTTGGTAGACATACTTTCGCAACTATTTTCTTAAAGAGAACTAAAGATTTAGCTACCTTAAAGGAGATAATGGGACACTCAGATATTAAAGAGACCTTGGTATATGCACATGTACTTGATGAAAGTAAACAGGAAGGAATGCAATGCTTCAACTGCTTCGCTATTTAATTGTACTTTTGTGCGGTTAAGAGTTATCCTTCTGATAAATAAAAAGATGCGGGCGCACAATATTTGTACAACTCAGTACAACGCCCGCACTATTTTCACTTCATTAACAAATCCCATCCGGCTTCAATATCTGCCATGACTGCGGGAACTCCGTTTTCTACTTGGCTGATGGCTGCGGTGAAGGCACACATTGTAGCTTTGTCGTTAATATCCGGAACGTACGTTGAGGGAACTTGCATTTCGCTGCACACACGAGTGATGTATCCGGAAGTGTTGTTCTCGCAGGGAGGTGCCCAACGATTAATAAACTCAGCAATAGTCTGTCGGTTATGTAGTTTCCGATAATTTTGCAGTAACTTGATCAAAGCACGATAGCCGTATGCCATCGAACTAAATTGTTTAAAACTCTGGTCTTGACTGGGAACGATTTCACCTTGCCATTTATCCCGATCACGTCTAATGTTACCGGGATTGTTGTTTCGTAATCCTCTACTCATTTTCTTGTTTTTTCTAAATGTTAATCATATATTTATAGCGCCTTTGTCAACCAAATATCAATTGAAGTACCATCTTATAAACTGTACGATTCGTGAGAACCGTACAGTTTTATTTTTTAGTCAATGAACTCTTCATACAGTACCTCCATAAAATCGGCGCTTTTCATTGATCCGGGAAAGATCATATTCTTACCGTTATAGGGCATACACAGGTCAAGATTATAGCTCTCAGCGGTATTGACATTCAAAATTTCATCGAACTCTTTCTGAGTAAATTTCTTTTCTTCCATCTCCACCTCTTCATCCAACTTCTCAGATTTGAAGTTAGTGACCTCTTCCATATACTTGTTGAAAATTGGCATGAACGCTTCATGCTTGTCGTATTCCTCTTCGGTGAGAGCAGATTTTAGCATTTCAGGAGTAAGGTTATGAATGTCCTTATCCCCACGGGCCTTATTTTCCAGTTCGTTTATTTCCTGAAGCTGTGTATCATAACCCTCCGGCTTCAGCCCTTCACGGGCTTCCTTTACATCCTCTTCAAACTGTTTGCGAAATTTGCCGTAATAAATACGGGTCATCATCACTTTAGATTTGAGCTCTGCCGACAGTTCCTTATCTTTATAAGCAAGAAGAACGGCTTTCAGGATAGATGCCTTCTTAATTGCATCACTGAGTTTCACTTTCACGATTTTCTTTTCTGTTTTTGTTTCTTGATTTTCCATTGATTCTGTTTTAATGTTATTCTACGATAGTGTTAAATATCATACCGGATACGGCCTGTTCAACAGCTTTCTCAAATTCGATGCCGGCTGTCAGAGCCTGGTCCCGTTCCGGTTCATTCTCCTCAGATGGATTGACCATATCGTTCAGTCCACGGGTAACCGTAAAGGAATACTTGAAAGGTGCCATGGCGTTCGAATCTGTTTTTTGTACGGAAGCGTCAATGCGCTTGATCCGTTTACTGTCGTTATAGACTTCGACCGTTCCGGATACTTTAAATCCGTTGATCTCTTTCTCCACTTTCATTGAAGTGGTTACATTACTGATTTTTGTTTCTTGATTTTCCATTATTCTAATTTATTTGGCTCTAAAGAAGATAGAACCGGATTGATAATTGTCTCCTAAGTATCTCGCTGTATAGTTTACATAGTTATTTTGAGAAGTCTGTACACGAGTAAATGATTGAGAGTTGAATGTATACGACTCTCCCTGTGACAGCATTTCTCCGATCGGAGCAGGAGATAAAGACTCACCCATACCACCGAGGAAAGCACCAATCGGATCAGACTCAAGGAATACTGAGAATCGGGCTTTCTCCCATGCTCCTTTAATAGACGTAAATGTACATTCCAAATGATATTCATTCGCAAAGTCATTAACGACCTTATAATCAAATTTAAAGCTGTTCGGTACAGGCTTGGCAAGGGGCTTGACCATGTAAGCTGTCTCTAAAGGACCCTGATTCATTGAAAACAGAGTCACATTTATACTACTGTAAGACTGCTCTGAAGCTTCAGCATAGGAAGCAACCATATAAACATCCACTTTACCGTCCGGCCAATTCGGAACATCCAACACCACTGCATATTCTTGTTGCTGCATCTCCATAACGGACCTGTTCAGTGTACGGAATCGAAGTTCTCCGTTTGCCTGATGCCTTACCACCACACCCATATAAGCCCTGCTGATATCGGCTATATTATTAATTGATATTTCAGCATTCTGCCTTAGCAGGATGGAGCATCTGAATTGCGAATTGGGATACAGGCCGGGGTCCGGATGCATCGAAAACAGATGTGGGGCTTTAGGATTATAGCCTGCATAATCTGAAATTCTCAACGGACTGCCGCTACCGCCGGGAAAATCCCATGACCAAGGAGACATGGGGGAACCCACAGCCGGAAGAGAGCCGGTCGGAGGAAGGATGATACCAAAATTCCCATTATCAGCTTTCCACCAGGCATCGGCATCCGTTACAAACTGTTTGTTGAATTTAACGGGCTTCTTCAAAGAGAAGATGTTCACATTCGCCCGAACCCCAAAATAATCGCTTGAGTTATCACCGACGCTACCACCGTTTGCGTTTAGGGTATCGCGGATATCCAGGTTAGTAAACCGATCAGGAATAACATTATAAACAGCCATCCTCACCTCCTTTCCGAAGGAAAGTAACACTGCCAGACAAAGCGATATCGCCAGTTTCACCGTTATAGACATAATCACCTTCAATTAGTTTTTCATACTCAAAATCCTCTTTCTTTTGTTGTAAGGAGATTTTACCCCCCCCATTTTGTAACCATATTTTATAATAAGGTTACCTTCAATAAATAGTTTTACTCTTTCCATATCATTCAAATCTAAAATAGCATGTAAAACGATAATAATCATTAGCAGGAAGAGCCGGAACATCCGGCATAGAGACCGGTGTTCTGAAGTTGACGGACTCACCTGCCATCCAGTCGTTTCCTAAGCGTGTCGGTGTAGTGGAAGATGTTATGCTTTGTGCTTTCTCGGCAACAGTAACACCGTCACTTGCACGGGTCGCAATGACTTTTACTGACTTTAAATAGTAATTATTATCCAGTCTGCTTATTAAGCAGCCCTCTTGAAAGAGACTTCCGGAGTTGATAATCGCCGTACCGATTAAAGATATCTTTCTCGCTTCGATAATGCTGAGTCCAAGGATGCCGAACGAGTAAACATCGGCATGCGGGGTGACAATATCAACGGTCGACTCATCAAAACCGTCCTCTGCGTTCAAGCTGTAATAGGATTGTGTCGTTTCACCCTGCCAGGATGGAACCTGCGATGTACAGATGAATACCTTTATCCTGACTCCCGTCTTATCTGATTTCAAGAGCTCGCAATCGGATATGTTCAGTGTCACCCCTCCATTGAAAATTGTAACCGAAAGCGTTTTAATAAGCGTCCGGTTTCCGTATGTGACAGCACATCCCAAATATGAATTAGAGGGGAATATATCGGCCGGGACAACATTGTATGTTGAATCAAGTGATTTCAGCATCAACTTCACAACAGTGGCACTGCCGGAGGCAAGGATAAGTCCGGAGGGAAGCATGGTAGTGAATGGTACGGTAGCTTCCGGATTGTATCCGGCAAAATCACCGACACGCAGGTTGTACGATCCCTGAACAGGTATATCATAGGTGTAAGTTCCGGTCAGTAGTGCAATATCCGCTGTACGGGGGACATTGATGCCGTAGTTTCCGGAATCGGCACGGAACCAGTTCGGGTCCTCCGTATTAAACATGATATTTCTTTTCACCGGTTTACGTTTGCTCCACATGTTAATGCGTGCAGCAGCAGAGAAATAGTTAAGCGAGTTATCGCCCACACTTCCACCATAAGCGTTCAGGGTATCGCGGATATCCAGGTTAGTAAACCGCTCAGGGATTCGATTATATACCGCCATTAAGCAGCCCTCCTTTCTAATTGTTCAATTCTGTTTCTCAATTTGATATTTTCCTTTTCCAAAGCATCCATTCTCAACTCCGTGTCTGACTTCCATTCATAGTCTGAAAGGAGATGATCCCGGAGGAACCGGGCTGCATGCACTGCGTATACATAAGCGCATACAGCATAGTCCATCGTTTTAAAGTTACTTGTCTCATGGGTCAGTTCCGGAAGGATCTGCTCGGTGTACTGAGCATAACCACCCACATGGAGAAGCCCGTCACGATCTCTCTTCTTGCTGTTCCAGCGGTAGTAGATAGTGGGTGAGTCTGCGATCTGATCCAATTGCAGGGTTACTTCACCCAGATAGGTTTTATAACGTGAGTCGGAACCCCAGGTTGAATAACCGGAGACATAGTGGTTACCGGTGAAACTCCAATTACCGCCGCCATAGTCCATGATATAGGATTTTCCAGAACTGGAATTGGTTGAGGTTGATGTTCCCCACCACCAGTACATGTGATCATTGGAGTGTACACCGATACCAAAGGTATTATCAGAAGCCCTCACTTCTATTCCTCCATGGTCTGACCTGCCCTGGAATACAGCATACACATTAAAACCTGATGCGCCTGAGCCGCCATAGATACCACTTACAGCAAGACCGCCATTAGTACTCAGGTGACCGCCGGCATAAATCCTGCCACTTGCGTTAATACCTCCGGCGGTATGGATGGCATCGGAAGAGGTACTGCTGACATAGAACTGCTTACCGTTATAGACACGTACCCAGGTCGAATCTGTCATGTGGATACCACCGCCATAGGATTCACAATAGAATCCATTACTTCCACCGGCCCTGACCCAACCGGCAGAATATATGTCTGATGTAGTGCTAATCCTTCCGTTTGCATTTAAGGTACTGCAAGTCCAGGCAGCAGAAGAATGGTTTGAGTTATAACCGGTCCATATATGGTACATTGTGCCATAACTTGTAGCGTGATATTTTTGACTGCTTATATAAATAAGAGGAGCACCACCCCTTGAAAAATGCAAAGCACACATATTCGGAACATCAGTACCACCATATCCATTAATCCATAAAGTATCGCCCCAATATGAATCAGGATTAACGCCTGTCATAGCTACTTTGACCCCCATACTATTATTGAAATAGGTTTGAGGATTCGCCTGTTGTCCGCCGACATAGTTCGGAAGTATATATGTGGCAGATGCAGAATTACCCATAAAATGGTTACCATACACATAGTTCCATAAGTGCCCGGCATCTCCCAAGCTATAGGTAGAACTACTATAAGGTAATACACTTCCATTCACAAACAAGCTATTAGCAAAATATAAACTTCTCGCAGGTTTAGTAATGAAATGTACATATGAATCATTTTCTGCTCCAATTTTTATTTCAATACCATTATATCTTGAATATAGAAAGCCTGCATCTGCTATAAGATTACCTCCGTAAACATTTGTATATCCAGTATCAGTTATATTTCTAAATTTAAATTCTCCTGAATTAGTAAAATACACTACTCCTGCTGTTACTCCTGGCTGATGAAAACCAATACCTGGATAAAGATTACTACCATTACCATTAACCATCATAGATGTAGCAGCATATCCATTTCCAGTTGGTTCTCTAAAATAAGTATTATATAATCTTCCATTAGTATATCCCCAATAACCAACTTGCTTAGCATTAGACCTAAATTCTATAATTCCATCAGCTTGCCAATGTAAACCAGTATCGCTGTCTCCAATAGCCAAACTAACAGCAGGACCACCTTCATTGTTATTTGTTCTATTAATAAATAGTTTTCCATCTGAATCAAGAGTCATTCTATATCCATTAGTTCCAAACCACCAATCGAAACTATAAGCATTTCTGATACCGGCACCTACAGTCCATAAAGGTTTATCTGCACCTACAGCTGTATTATTATTGTAATAGCTAATACTTGATTCTTGACCATTTCTATTAACGACCCCTAATTTGCCATAAGATGAACCACTGTATCTCACAAATATACCTTCCTCACTGGTTCCATTACATCTGATTTCATAGTTGCCAAGTCCTCCTCCAAGACCAGATTGAGTGCTTTTAGCTACTGCAACATGGAACATTCTATCAGCACTTGCTTGTTGAATATATCCCCAGTCTTCTCCTTTAATATCAATGGCCTTTCTATTTAATATTCTAATAGTTCCTATTGTACCAAGTCCAGTTCCAGATATATCACTTCCAAGTTCAACGATAGAATTTTTTATTTCGGTGTTAAATACCTCTCCACTCTGAGAATTGAAATACTTAACATAAAACGGTAATCCTGTAGTACTTATATCATATATAAGGGTTTTGATACTATCTAAACTTGCAGCAGACGCCCATTTAAGACCGGCATATTTAACTCCATTATAAGTAAATGTACAAGGCTTTGGAGCATCTTCACCTTCATTTATACCATAACCATTGTATAATACGCCAAAGTTAACATTTGTTTGATTGTACCTTTTGATAACATTAAATTGTACAGAACCATTGGGATAAATGCCATTTCCTCTTCTGTAAAACATAGTACCGCTTGCATAATTATATTCAGAATCAGCAGGACTAAGTTTACATAAAGCAACGACCCACCACCCATAGTCTGAATATATATTTTGTCCCTCAAAGTAAGGAGTTGCAACTTTATTACAATCTTCAAGAAAAGCTATACCTTTCCAATCAGTAGCCCAAGAAGAACCTTTGCCATCCCTATAATATAATCTATTATTAGTGTTATCTGTTGAAGAAGGCCCAACAAGTTCCCAGGTAGCATAACCTTCTCCCCAACCTTTCACATGAATACCTGACCACCAGTTAGAGGATGGCATGCCAGACATATGAAATAAGCCACTAATATTATAATTATCATAAGAGGTTGGAAGTATTGTGTCATTTCTTCTATCAATAACTCTTAAGTAATTAGATTTACTTGAATACTGAATACTGTTTTGGTCACCACCATACGCTAATGCATAAAGGTTGGAATCCAGACTACCATCAGCTTTGAGAAATTGTGATGCGGTTCCATTAGGTGTTTTCTGATATAAATCAGGCAGTGTGATGACCCCGTTAGCCGCTTCATAGAGTGTGCCATTCAACATTATGTTTCCACCACCGCCACTTCCACCGCCACCGATAACGGAAAGTTTGCCACCTTCTTTCGACAGAGTGGCCGGGTCATAAGGTAGCAGGTCGAGAAGGGTCGGAGCAGTATAATCGCCCACCGCATTCCAGGTTGTGCTACCTGTGATCAACAGGTTACCATCCAGTTTCCAGACTTTATGTGTCGGATCGTAATCGAGCAGGCCACCGTTTACCTTCAGACCGCCGATGAAATTCTTTTCACCGGTAATCTCCTGAGCACCGGCAAGGGTGACGAAGGTATTCAAACGATCCTGTAAACCATTGATTTTGCTAATCTCTAAAGTGGGGATATCAGAGGCTATCAACCCTGATGCGGACGTTGCACGACCATAAGCGTCAACGGTGAGCTTAGTGTATGTACCGGCCTTTATTCCGGAAGGAGAAAGGGACAAGGTACGATCCGCAGACAAATCACCACCCCCGGAAAGACCGGTGCCGGTAATAATGCTACGGGTTTTATCCGCTTTGACAGATAGAGCAGTAGCAAGGGTATCCGTTTCGGAGAATCCGGCCAGGAACGCTTCAAGTTCCTTCCATTTGTTGATTGTCGAGTCGGTATCTGATCCGGTGAGAAAGGTAAGCAGGGTATTGGCTATCTCTGTAACATTGCGATATCCTTCCGTAGTTGGAAGACCGGTTCCTTTCAGGGCATTAAGGTTCGTATGTACAAAGTTCTCTGTTGCATATCCGGCAAGAGCTGTATCCAGATGTGACTTGTCGATCTGTTGAGAACCACTTTTCAAGAGTGCGGTCCACATGGAGGATTCGTCGAAGCTTGAACCGGCACTGCCGATTACTGACAGCCGGCCACCCTCTTTTGACAGGGTAGCCGGATCATAAGGCAACAGATCAAGAAGGGTCGGAGCTGTGTATGTTCCATTGTCCCAGCCGAAAGTGATATTACCTGAGATCAGCATATTACCGTTCAGTTTCCAAACTCTTTCGGTCGGATCGTAATCGAGCAGGCCACCGTTCACTTTCAGTCCGCCGGTGAAATCTTTTTCACCGGTAATCTCCTGGGCACCGGCAAGGGTTACAAAGTTCTCTCTGACGAAAGTCTCCGTAGCGTAGCCGGTAAGAGCGGAGGAAGTGATATAGCCTTTATCTGTGACAAATTTCTCTGTCGCATATCCGGCAAGAGCACCGGACAAATGTGACTTGTCGATCTGCTGAACACCTTCTTTACTGAGGACGCCCCACATGGCCAATTCATCAAAGTCAGAACCGGCATTGATCACAGACAGTCGGCCGCCCTCTTTTGACAGGGTAGTCGGGTCGTAAGGGAGCAGGTCGAGAAGAGTTGGTGCGGTGTATGTGCCATTGTCCCAACCGAAAGTAATGTTACCTGAGATCAGCATATTACCGTTCAGTTTCCAAACTCTTTCGGTCGGATCATATTCTATCAGACCACCATTTAAAGTTAACTTTTTTAGGAAAGCTTCGCCTTTTTGCGTGATTCTGTAGGGATCATCCCCGCTGCTAAATTCGACACCTCCCAGAAGACGAAGTAAAAAATTGGTTTCGTCTATCTGCTTTTTACTGATAAAGATATCTTTTAAACCATCAGTAGAAACTTTCTTTAATCCTTCATTCAACCAGTATAGCACTTCTGCCACATGCCGGTTAGAGACACTGTGCTTGAGTACTGCTTTGTCAATGTAGTCAATGAGTTCATCTATAATTTGTTGCTGATCGGCCATATCAATTAAATTGAGGTGTGAACTGTTCGGTATGTATACGGGGATTTCCTATTTCGTCCTCTGAAAGTGATCCGGTGTAGCGAACATCGGAGTCAACGAAATGAAGAGTCATTTTAATACTTTCCGGTACAGTGGAGCGTATGGCATGGGTGAGGTTGTCGGCTACGGCATTTACCCTGATGTTTCGTCCGGAAAGTCCGAGTATCTTTATGTCATCGGAAGCAAGCATATCCATTAAATGCACAAGCTCTTCGGTATTGCGATATCCTGATTCGACCTGAAGCTTGTCACGGGCAGACTGTCGCTCGCGGGCCTCGATATAGTCATCAATGCTTTCATCGTAAATCTGATAAGTGGAGTCGGACTCTATTTCAGACTCGATGTTACCGATACCGGTGACTTCAATGCGTTCATAGGCTCCATAGGAGTTGAGAAATTCAAGTAAATAACGTTCACGGGATACTGTTCCGGGAGTGATGACAATAGTACAACTTTTGATTGATCCGGAATAGATATCGAAAACAGAAGCTAACTTTTGATTAGTTTGAAACAGTTTTTGCCGGAGCCGATATAGGTTAAGGGCTACCGGCTGTCCGGCTGTTCCGGACAAAGAGGTTTCAATGCCGGCTGCAACTATTTTTAATGCACCATCCGGATAAAGGAAAGGAATAGGTAGGAGTTCGGTTTCTCGGATGGTGATGATCCGCCCGTTGGTACGGGTGGTTTTGAAGAAATTAACCGATGAATTGAGCAGCTTCCAAGTGAATATATTGCTGTTTTCATCTAACAGACGGCGTAATAGCCGCTTGCTGATGCCTCCGATAACTGCTTTCAGAGAAAGAGTTTTAGTTTCTCCCTGGGTGTTTTGGACACTAATGGCAATATCTGTAGCTGAAGTAGAATCGGCCAGTAATATATCAGTGGATTCGTTAAGCAGATGTTTGGGACTGAGAATACCTGAAAGGATATCCTGAAGAAAAACAGAGAACTCACCTTCACCACTTCCGGAAAAGATGGTGCGGTCGGCCTGACGAATAGTGTAGCTGACTACTGAACTGGAGTTTATGGTCAGCTTGATGGGATTTCCGGCTAAAGCGATTGTAGACGGATATATGTTTGCTGTTAAACTCATAGTGCATTGTAATTAGTTTGTATAATGGTACCGGACACAGAAGAGGTCGAAGAGCAGTACAATGCCAGGAACTCTTCCCGTTCCGGAGTGGGGGTGGTGATGAAGCGGAAAAATTCATCGGTTGTAGCCCCGGAGGAACTTGTAAATTTCCGGTAAGCGGCAAGCAGTGCAGTTACATTGCTTGTCTCGATTGCTGCTGTGATGGTTTTATCGTCATTCATGCTGCAAATATGATGTTTTGATCATGTGCGGCAAAGGACAACTAAAGCAGTTCTGCTTTAACGGAAAGCCCGTAAGTAATGGCATAGTGTACGCCTCCGTATTCTTTATCTTTCCAGATGATATCACCTTGAGACGTCTGACCATTGGGAACCCGGACCTTGTAGTAAAGGTCGAAACTGTAATTGATTTCTTTGATGAAGAACTCTTTGCCGGCTTCATAATCTTCTTGAGTCGGTACAGTAAACGGTATCTCAATATCCGAAACCTGATCACTTACCTCGTTTTTACGTAGCACTCCGAGCCATTGCGCCGGTGGGGTAATAGCCTTCTTCCACTCCTCGACTTGTGCCCGTATCTTGAGTTCTACTATGTTTTCACGATTATTGTGAAACGCCCATTTGTAGAGTTGCTCAATCGTTTGTATTCCTTGCTCTGCATCCAAGTCTAAATCGGTTTCCCCGACAGGGATTAGGAGACGAAGGGTACGAAGACGGACAGTAGCCGGACGTGAAAGAAGTTTGGGTAATGTATAGCGCACTGTATCAAGCAGTAATCGTTGGCCATCTATATTGATCGTTTGACTGAAATCAATATTGAGTAATTGAATTGGATTCAAGTGTACAGGAACTTCAACCGTATGATTGGAATGTCGGAGAATGGCGTCAAATCCCTTCCAAAAACGGGAGAACAGGCCATTATCACCAGTAAAGGTCATGGAGATATCAAATGTGTGTCCGTTGATGGCAATAGCCTCACCGCCGGGTGCGTAACATCTTGGCGATCCGTAGGGGTAGGGAGTGGATGCACGGGGCATGGAAAAGCAAAAGCATAGAGGAGTTTGGGTGCTTTGTTCCTCTGCCAGTTCTACGCTGGCGCTGGAAATATTGGTATATTTGTGTACTTTTCCCAGGAGATAGGCAGGACAAACCGGTTGGTCATCGGGGTAAGAACCTTTCATCGGCAGGCATTCATCAATAGATGATATCTCCATATAACTGATGTTTGCCCCTTTATCCCAGGGGAAGAAGTCAGAGCTGCGGGCTTCACGAACTCCGGTCAGATTGTTCCGGACATAATAAAATCCATCCCATAAAGAATAGGTGAGATATCCTTTTGCTGTGTTACTTGACAAGACATGGCCAAAGGGTTTAAGAAATTTGTCGAGTGAGTCGGCAGTAGGAGTAGCTACTAAATTGGTATAAGGACCGGAGATATTGGTCGATGCGGAAAGTTTGAGTTGCTGTGCAGCGGCATAGTTGATAACAGGCCGGGCCGACTTGAGCAGGGACCAGTTCAGTGAGGCCGGAGTTGAGATGATATCTTTGATAAATTTGAGATTAACGGTTTTATTTTTACCATCAACAAAATACACCATACCAAAGCGACAGTAGAGGGCTTGTAGGAACTCGTTAATCGTGCAATCGGGTAGAAGGTCAGAGTAATCAATGAAGCCCTTGACTATGCTGTCGGCCATGTTGTTCAGAACTACCAGACGGGAGAGTTGACGGTGGGTTGAGAATGGATTTTCAAGGACCGTATAACCGTACTGGACGAATATAAAATTGAGTATCCAAGATACTTTTAAAAATGGGCTGATGGCATAACCTTCAGGAACGGAAGTAAGGACGGGTTCGTTATTGATAAGGAATGTTTCCTGTCTGGCAGTTCCCTGAAGGGAGTAGGTACCATTCTCTAATTTAGTTATCTTGTTGATGTATTCGGGGTAGTAAGTGGTGGTTTCCGTACCGTTCACGGTTGTTGTATGTGATGGCATGGCTACACAAATGGGAAAGACGGAAAGAGCATCGTCTACGATTGTTTCATTCATAATAGAATTGAGCAGGTTGATGACTCCGGCTGTTCCCCCTTCGGGACGAATAACCGGAGCAGAGAGGGAACGGAGTGAAACAGCATTCCATTCCGAGTAGAGTTCAGACTCGTCAAAACCTATATTGGATACGATTCCTCCGGATTTGGAGGCTTGTGTGATGTTCATCTTACCTATTCGGTTGTAGACACCATCGGAGACGGTGACACGGGCATCCGGGGCAGGGGAGTAGGTACTATCCGGACGATGGACATGGGTGATCAGTGAAAGGTTATTTCGGGAGGCAGGAAGCGTGGCCGGTACGGATTGTGAGCCACGTTCGTTGTAAATAGGGGAGGTGTCTTCGATCTCAATGCTGAAATCGTTTTGAAGATCGAATATTCCTAATTGATTTTTTATCTTGAGTGACATGTGTTATTGTTTTTTACGGGTGAATGGTTCCTTTGATTTATCTGCTAATTCTTGTGCTTCGTTGAGCTCGCGAAGCACGATGTATGCTTTGAGGTATTTAAGTTTCTCAATCAGTGCATGTAGCTCTTTGATCAGTTGAGCCAAGTTTGCTTCCTTATCAGTCGGTGAAGAAGTTGTCTGAGAGGTATGGGAAGTACTGTTACGGATCAGATCGTAATTGCCTTCAGCACGCTGGGGAACTCGGCCACTGCGGGCATCCTGAATGGCCTGTACGACAATGGGGTAATTAATGTGGTGCTGAAGACGGGAAAGATCTTCGGCATTGATGATCAGCTCTGCTCCGGATTCTGAGATCAATGAGGTACGGCGGACGATTCCGGTCGGTGAATCACCTATGTAGGGAACATCCCGATAGGTCCGGCCATCATCTTCACCAATGACATCGTATCTGCCGGATGCCCATTGTTTGACTTGCACCTGAGCAGTTTTGGTACTGTCGGTATTGTTATCGGTTGCGGAAGTGGAAGAACTCCCCCCCTTAATCAATCCTTTGAGCGTTGATTTTGCAGCGGCCAATGCTCCCATGATCAGTCCGGAGAGAACTGCGGCACGGGCTGCACCGGTTGCTCCAAAGGTTGCAACAGAGTCGGGCATGGCATAGGCTTCGGCAGCAGAACGGGCTACAGCTCCGACGGCTACACCCGTGGCCTTGGCTATTTCAATATCAATCATCTGGCTCAGTACATCGAATAGGATATCGAGCATGGTATCAGCAAAGTTCTGCAAGGCATTTTCTTGACCTGATATCATTTGTCCGAGGGTATCGCCGATCTGTTCACCGTATTGCCGGTACTGTTGTGCCTGTTCAGTGAGCCTTTGTTTCTCCTTCCTGGCCAGTTCGTCTTTTTTCTTTTGAGCGGCATCTTCAAGTTTCTTCCGCTCTTTTTCTTCATCTTGAAGACATTTTACTTTAAAGTCGAGTAGTTGTTGTTCAATGGTGCGCTGTTGATCAGCGTCGAGATTAGCAATTTTGAGAACACGTTCCAGGTGCATGATAGTGAGGTGCTCCATTGCTTCATTGTACTCTTTCTCTGTTTTCAGATTTTCATCCTTACCGGAAACATAGAGAAGTTTTAGGTCCTTTTGTTGGTTTTCATAAAGTGTCTTTTCTTCAGCGAGCTGTCGGTTCATCTGCTCTTTTTGCTGCTTAATTTTGATATCGTTGATTCGATTTTGGGCATCAATACCTTCTTTACTTTTTGCACCGGCTATATTAATGATACGTTGCTGATGTTCTAATTCGAGGGTTTCCATCCGGTTATTGAACTGCTGTTCGGTTTGCAAGGTTTCGTCCTGGCGTTTGAGATAGGCTTCTTTGAGTTCCGACTGGTGTTGAGAGTAGAGCTTGGCTTCTTCTTCAAGCCTCTTTTTAAGAAGGGATTTGGCTTTCTCTTCATCAATTACGGGAGTTGTTATTTTGTTATTTGTAGTTTCTTCATTCGCTTTGTTGACCTCCTCTATGGCTAAAGCTGATTCGCCTATCTCTTTGGTTATTTCATCTATTTTCTCAGAAATTGAGGATAAATTTTTTCGCGTTTCATTAAGAGTTTCTAAAGCTTTTCCTTCTTTTTCTGTGCCAAAAAGTCTGGAAATTTTAGCTGTAAGGCTATTCCGATTATATCCTTGTAAGGTATTGGTTTGGCGAATCTTCCAATATTGATCACTTTGGGTTTCTTCATCTTTTTCCAGTGTACGTTTCTGGGCATAAAGATTTTCAAGTTCTTGCTGTGCTGCTTTTAACTTGATTTGCTTTTCAAGTTGTACCAGGTAATCTTTGATTGCGTCTGTATTGTTTTTCGTTAATGTTCCTTCATCGGTTAGTTTGGCATTGTAGTCTGGAATGATTTCTTTTAGATCATTTAAAGCCTTTCGACGAACATCAAGCGCAATTCCATTATCATTGATGACAGCAGTCAAAGCACGTATCTTCGATTCTTGTTGAATAAATGATTTATTGGTCTCTTCATTTACTTTTTTTATTCCTGATACAGAATCTTTTAATTCATCGTTTTTCTTTTTTAAGTTTATGAGGTAGGCTATAGCTGTGGCCGCGACTACGGCTATTATACCATAGGGGTTTGTCATTAGCTCTTTCTTAATGGCTTTTAAAGACTTTGCAATATTATTATTCCAAAATGTAACGACTTTACTGATTATTACATCAGAGTTCTTAGCAGCTGTGTAAGCTATAAGGGCAATGGTCAATAATGTAATGGCCCTTTTGTTTTCATTGATGAAATTTAATAGTTTAATGAGTTTTCCAGTCCAACTGACAGCACCATTTGCTGCTGATATGAGGGCGGGATTGAGTTTTTCTAATAATTCAATACCAAGTTCCTGCATGCGGTTTTTAGCTTGCGATAGTTTAGCTGCCGCTGTTTCTGATTTTGTGGCAGCCTGTTCCATGGCTACAGATGTACCCGTAACTGCTTGAGTGTAGTATTTTACCTTATCGGCTTCATTGATAAGTACGGAGGCCACATTGTATCCTTCTTCTCCAAATTGCTTCTTAATCTGGGCTGCTGAGAGTTGCTTTTTCTGAAGGTTATCCAAAGCTTTCTCTAAACCAACGATTTTGGGATTTGTATCGTCTGCTCCGGTTTGTAGGGTAAGGAAGAATTTCTTTAAACCGGTACCGGCTATTTCGTCTTTGATACCTTTTTCGGCCAATGTTTCAATAGTACCCACGAGCTGTTCGATAGGAATTTCGGCAGAGGCAGCAGCTACTCCGGATTTGGTAACGGCTGTGGTGACGGACTCTACGGCTGCCGCTCCATATTTAGAGCCGGCGGCCATGACGTTTGCATAGCGTGAAGCTTGGTCGGCACCATCACCGTATTGATTAAGAGAAAGGGTTACGGCATCGACTGCATCCTTCAGGGTCATACCTGATGCAGAAGCTAATATAAGGGTCTGTTTTGTCACCTCGGCCAAAGCTTCTTTGTTGTCAAGAAGTTCGGGCTTGGCAGAGCCTACCAATTTGTAGGCATCAAGAATTTCTGTTGCGGACTGTCTAATGCGAATGCCGGATTCGGTCATTGTCGTTGACAACTGGACAGCTTGCTGTTCCAACCAGTTTATATCGTCTTTGGAAAGTCCGGTAAGAGCTTCAACATCGGCTTTTGCTTCTTCACGTTTGTTTCGCTGTTCTCGGAGTTGGTTGAGCTTCATAGAAACTCCGGTGATAGCTGCTATGACAGTACCGATCAGACCAATATATTTGTTAATGAATCCGGAGGCACGTGACCAGACATTACCTTGTGCACCTACCTCGACACGCATGGCGGCTTGTGCTCTGGAAAGGGCTTCGGTGACACGCCGATTCTGCTCAAGAGCTGCAGTATATTGTTTCGTTCCGGGCACTGCATTACGAAGCTCTTTCCGGACGCGGGACTGGACAGCAAGGAGTTCGTTGTAAGTTGCTCCGGAGAGGCTTTTGAGAACCCGTTCTGTTTCGGCTAACTGTTTCTCGTAATTCTGAAGAGTTCGGTTTTTTGCATCCAGTTCTTTTTTGAGATCCTGGGAGCGCTTTGCATAATCTACTTCTTTTCCGGTAAGTGACCTGAGTTTATCTTCAAGACGAGAAATACTTTCTTTTACCAGGTCTATTTTATTAGTGGCTTCTGAGCCATCAATATAAAGTTTAATACTGCGGTTTAGGTCGTTTGCCATATTAGAGACTGTTTCGTTTATCTATGTATATTCGGGTAGCATCAATCAGCATGGTGTCGAAATAATCGGTGACGATATCGGCTAATTCATTGATCCGGTTACGAATTACAGGGTCAAACCATTCGTAGGCCCGGCGGTTGCCTTCATTCTGTCGTCCGAGTGATTTGAGATTTGTATGGCGTACAATACCGGTATCTATCTCGACTCCATTAATTTTTTTGAGGTAATTCCATTTGGAACCGATGAAGCCACCCTGACCTTCGCCGGCGCCCTTGTGGATGTAGATTCCATGCCGAGGAAAGGAGAAACCAAGACGGTTGATAATACCGTATTTGTCGGTGTAGGCCCGTGGCTCAAGTTCGCGGGCTATTCGCATACTGCGGCCGGCTATTCCGGCTCGTAATTGTCGGGCCACACTATCTTGCCACTTTTCAACGGCCTTGTTATATGCAGTCAGTCTATCAGCATCCTGAGCCATTGAAAAGCGTTCGGTTTCTGAGACGGTTTCAAGGCGGATCAGTCCGGATGCCGGGGCATTAGTCAACTGTGTGGCTTTTCGGCGGGAGGCGTTATAGCGTTTGACTTCAGCACGATAGGTACTTAATCTTTTATAATATCCCATCGTTAATCCTCCCAGTATGTTTGATCAATGAAATAGGTTTCAGGTTGAGCCAAAGAGAATGTCAGTACTACACCATAGAAATTATCACCAATCGGACCAATACCATTAAATTGAATGGTATCGTCAATGAATTCTGAAATGTCGGGGTCTTGCAGGATACAGTTCCGAATTTGTTTTGCGACAGCTTTGCATTCTTTTGCTGCCTGGTTGACTGTTTCCGGACGATCAGAAACAGTGTTCTGTACAACAATGAAAGAGAACATATCATTGTTATTAAGCGCATCCGCTTCGTTTCGTTTTGATTCAGACTCACAGCCATCAACTGCAATCAGGATCATGCCGGATACGGATGATAGTTTCTCATTAAAATTATATAAGTCCTCAAGTCCGAAAGCGGTGAAGAATCTGGGCTTTTCGGGTGTGTGGGCAATAGGCTTTAAGCGGATGGCAAGTGTTTTGCCATATTCAAAGTGGTTGTATATCTCCATAAAAGTCAGGGGTTAGGTTATGGAGACAAAAATAGCCCGCAGAGAGCGGGCTATAAAGGACAGGTAGAAAGCTACTGAGATAACAGGATGTGAATCAATTCACGAAGTTGTGCGGCTGCACGTTGCTTCTCTATTGGTGATGTACTTTCGGATAATAGTATATCAATGAGGGCTAATGCTTTTTCTTTATTCATTGTGATTTGATTTTAAAATGATTAAATGTATAACGAACACTAACTAAAAGCCAAACGGCTCGTATTTCTGCGAGTTTGGCACGGCGAGTATTACGGGTCATAGCTGATTTCCTTTCTTGTTATTGGTATCGGCAATGGCATCAATGTATTTCCTAATGGTACGAAGTCCCATAATCAAATTAAGTCTCTCTTTGTCCGTTATATTACAGGTATCAATTACAAGGAGGGTATCAATAGCCTCTTCTAAAGAACGTTTCATCCAATCATGTTCGCAGTCTTGAATACGGTGGATGACTTCGATAGCGTTCTCCGTCAGGGTGATACCGTTAATTTGAGTAGTGATCATTGTTTACCTCCTTTCTTAGCTTTGATAACACAATAAATGGCTGCAAGAATACATGGAGGAAAGATGAACGTAGCACAAAGGCAAGCAATGGCACTGACATAGTAAGCGTCAGAGGAGGTTTTAACTTTGCAATCGGATGGGATAAAATCATCAATTGCGGAGTTGGACTGATGGGGGATTGTGGTGCGTTCCGGTGTGCGGAATTGAGGCACGAAAAGGGTGCCAGTGGATTTTTTTTTCATACTTACTTTGGTTTTGACGTTTAGTAGAATTCAGTTCTACAATCTGAAGTACAAGAACGGCTGCACTTTCCCGAGTTCGTCAAAACCAAAGTAGTATCCAACTCCGAAGAGAAAATTCTACTGGGGAAAGGCAGCCGTATATTTTATAAAATGGACATAAAAAAAGCCCATCTTTTAAGACTGAGCATTAACCGCGCTCTGCGGAGTAGGAACCTCCTACTTTGGTTTTGACTTTGCAAATATGGAGATAATATTTGGAAGTTGCAAATAATAATAGCATAAGATTAAAGTGAGCGCAAAAAGTCGTTTTCAGAAAGAATTTCTAATGTAGCTCCTTTTTCGATCATTTTGATCGCTTTTTCTTGTTTACTACTCATCCCGTCTTCACCCACGATTTTGAAGTCTTGTTGTCCGACAATAAGGTAATCTGTTTCTTTGTTTACTCCAGTTTGGTTGATTCCTCCTATGTCAGCTATGATTTGTTGAGCTTCTAATCGTCTCATCGAAGATAAGGTTCCTGTGAAAACAACATGCTTTTGGTAAAAGATGGAATCTGGATTTTCTTTACTTTTATCGCCTTTTATCGCTTGCAGTAATTTTGCTTTTTGCTTCCGTTTACAGGTAGATGGTATATATCCTTGAGAATTAAAAGTTCCAAAATAAACTTGAAATTTATTCTCGATGTCATTAAAGTCATTATCGCATGCAATGTCCTTGCTAAGATCAACCTCTTTTTCTTTAGCCGCTAACAATAGGAGTTCCGCACATGCTCTTGAATCTTCACCTGCGTCATGTTTCCCAGGAATAATATTGAAAGCGTTGCACAGTGATGAAAGACTATATGAAGGCTGTACCCAAGTCCTTCGGGCAATAGCTAAAGTGCATAGGAAGATTCCGTCTAAAGGAACTATATTGTATCTTTCTAACATACATAAAAGTACATTTATGTCAAATGTTGCATTATGTGCTACAATTATATTACCCATCTCTTCATTTCCAAAATATGGAAGGATTTCAGGCCATAGCTCTTTAAATGTAGGTTGTCCTTGTACCATAGTTTCATCTATGCCATGTATGGAGGTGTTGAAAGTACTAAAAGATTGCTCTGGATTAATAATCCAAGATTTTACATCTTTAATAGCTCCATTTTGTACAGTAGTTATACCCAGTTGACATGCGCTGTCGCGATATTCATTTGCGGTTTCAAAGTCAATAGATATAAAATCATATATTTCCATAGATTAAAAAGGGCGAATCCCTTATCACTACGTGCCCAAAAGGTATATCTGACCTCCAATCCGATTCTACGGATTACGCAATGAAAAGGGATTCATGTTATGATATAACATTGGGCGAGAGCTAAAGTACAAAATAATCTGAAATATAAAAGAGAATCTATGGAATATATACCATGTTTATGGTATTTTTAATGTGAATCTTAAAAAAAATAATGAAATATGTTCTTTTTTTATGGGAAAACAATAGTTTTGCGAAACAGTGATTT